GTTCTGGCGGGATCCCAACCTCCCCTACGGGACATCGGCCAACGGAACCACGGCCGTTCCGCTCGTGACCGAGGTGGCCCGGACCTTCGCCCTGGTCGAGGGCTACATCGGGAGCATCTACGCCAGGAACCCCGCAGTAGTCATGACGCCCGACCTGAGAGGCGAGGGCAACCCGGAGGTGGCTCAGGCGGGGGCGAATGAGTGGCTGCTCCGTCAGCGGGCGCAGATCGAGGACGCATCCCGGCTCGCGCTGATCTTCCCGTGGGCCGCCGTGCGGCTCGCCACCGGCACCAGCCCCGACCCTCTGCGCCGGGTCTCCTGTACGGCCCTGCCGCCTTGGGAAGTGTTGGTAGACGACACCGCGGGGTCTTGGGACCAGCAGCGGTGGGTGGGCGTCATCAGCCTGATCACGGTCGAGGACGCCGTGGCCCGGTTCGGTAAGCGTCGGAGCAGCTACCGGCCCCGGGCGTACAGCCGGTGGCTGGACTCGCCCACCGGCATCCCGCTCAACGGTGTGACGTCATCGGCCATGGACATCGCCCAGGCGGGAGACGACCCCGGCGGGGGGTGGGTCCGCATCGTCGAAGTCTACGACCTGGAATCCGACCGGCTGGTGGTCTGGAGCCCGGACCATGACCGGGATGACCGGTTCTTGTTCCGGGGCGTCAAGGTGCAGACCGGGGCCTCATCGGACGATCTCCAGGTGGAGGACGAGGCCCCCGAAGTCGAGGAGAAGGTCGAGACGACGTACACGGGGATCCCGTTCCGCGACGCCGCGGGGAACCCGGTCGTGCCCATCGTCCCGCTCTACTTCAGCCGCGACCCCGAGATCCCGCTCCGAGGCTACAGCCTCGTCGGCCGCGTGTACCCACTGGTCGCGGAACTCAACCTGATGCGGACCTACCGCTTGCGCGGTGTCCGGCGCATGGCCCGCCAGTGGCTCGTTCGTCCCGGGTTCCTCGACCAGGAAGCCGTAGCGAAGATCGGCGAGGGCGTGGACAGTGAGATGATCGAGTGCACGGTGCAACCCGGCGCCGACCTGAACGGGAACATGATCCCGGTGCCACAGGAGCCCATCCCCGCCGACATCGCCCTGCACGAACAGCAGGTCGAGGGCGACATCCAGCAGTCCGGGGTCAACGCCCCGTTCGTGTCCGGGCAGGTGACCGGCGTCACCGCGACCGAGAACCGGCTCCTGCAGGAGTACACGGCGTCCAGTCTCGGCCGCATGGTGCGCGTCCGCGACCAGGCGATCGTGGACATGGCGCTGGCCTACTGCTCGATGCTGGCGGTCATCCTGGCCGACGAGGGCGAAGCACTGAACCTGCCGGGCATCGGCCCCGTCATCCTCACTGAGCAGGACCTCCGGGGTCAGTTCCCAACCTTCGCCTTGGATCAGGGCAGCACCCCGATGGGCGACGCGGCCAAGCGGGAATCCCTGGTGCAACTCACCCCGATCCTTGGACAGCTGGGAGCTCCCGCCGAGGCGATCCTCCGCGAACTGGTCCGCGCCTACAACCTGCCCGACACGTTCATCGCCCCCGCGCCCACCCCTGAGACCGCCCCCCCTTCGGGGGGCCCCGCGCCCATCCCCACCCCTGAGGAGATCTGACCATGAAGATGCCCGAAGCCCTGGTCCGTGCCGCTGGCACCGCCGACGCCCGCATGGAGTCCGCGATGCTGACCGAGATCCCCACCCCGCGCCGGCCCTACTCGGCCAAGGTGCTCAAGTCCCTCGTGGACGCCGCGGCCAAGGCGTCCATGCTGTTCGGCGCCCCTGTCGAGATCGAGATCAAGGACCCGTCCCGCCTGCCCGGCGAACTGGTCCGCACCCTCGCCATGATCGAGCAGGCCGCCGCGGACTACGGCAACCCGTTCCCCGTGAGCATCCGTGAGGCACAGACCGACGACGCGATGGTGGCCATCGCCGCCCACCTGCTGAACCTCGTGAAGGACCAGGACTTCAAGGACTTCCTGGAGGCCGAGCCCGTTGAGGACGCCCCTCTCCCCGAAGGCCCGGAGGGGGAGGAGCCGGACGCCCCCGCGGAGCGGGAGGAGGAGGAGGTCACCCCCTACGGGGAGCGCGTCGAGCAGGAGGACGACGGGGAGGTCGAGGACGAGGACCGCGAGATGTTCCGCCGCCGCATGAGCTTCTGACCATCGCAAGACCACCCCCAGGAGGAGTCCACCGTGTCGTCCATCGCCGCCGAAGCCCTGGCCCTCGCCCAGGCGCAAGTCGCCTCCCCCTCCGGCCCTCCGGGCTCGGAGGGGGAGGGCCCGCCCACCGCCCCCTCCGGGCCCCCCTCCGAGGGGCCCTCCGAGGGCCCGCCCCCCGAAGGGCCCTCGGAGGGCCTCCCCCCGGAGGGGGGAGGGGCCCGGAGGGAGAAGCTGTCCTGGGACCAGGAGGTCGCCAAGTTGCCGCCCGAACTGCAGTCGCTCGCCCGGGGCCTGCAGGGGATGGTGACCAAGAAGACGCAGGCCCTCGCCGACGAGCGCAAGGCCCTGGCGGCCGAGCGTGATGCTTGGCGCAAGTCGATCGGCAAGCTGGCCACGCCCCCCGCGGGTGACGCACTGCCGGATGTCGACGCGTGGGACCCGGCCAGCATCCAGGCCCGCATCGAGGCCGAGGTGGGTCGCCGTCTGGCGGACGCCCTGGCCCCCGTGGAGTCGGAGTACCGGGCCGCACAGGCCGACCTGGAGTTCGACCGGTTCTCCGCGGCGCACCCCGACCTGCTCGACGACCCCGAGGTCAAGTCGGGAGTGGCGGACCTGCTCAAGCGGAACGATTCGATCGACCTGGAGACGGCGTACTTCGCGGTCAAGGGTCGGCTCGGCCGCCGATCCCCCCATGCGGGCCCCCTTCCGGCCCCGCAGGGGGTCGATCCCCGCCGGGCGGCGGCGCGCAAGGCCGCGGAGACCGTCGCCGCGCCCCGGCGCCCGCCCACCAGCAGCGCGCCGCCGAAGATGTCGCCGGCCGACCTGAAGAAGGCCACGCCGGAGCAGATCCTCGCCATGGCGCGGGCCATGGCCGAGCGGCGGTGACAATTGGCATTGTCACCGCACGCGCGGTAAGGTAGGCTGGTAGCACCACCTCCACCTTCCCTTCGGGGGGCGGAGGCACGGTAGCCGCCCAATGCGACGACGAGAGCACCCCGGCCCTGTGGGGGGGCACGCCACAACGACGAGAACAAGGAACTCGACCCCAACCCCCCGGAGGCCTCAATGGCTCCCCCGAACAGTGTCCTCTCCACCGTCCTGCCGATCCTTCGGGACAAGCTGATCGACAACAGCTTCACCTCGACCCCCCTGTTCCGCGCCCTCGACGCGGCGGGCAGCGTGAAGCGGGTGACCGGCGGCCAGCGCATCGAGCAGCCCGTCATCCTCGGCCAGCACAGCCAGATCACCAACCTGTCCGGCAGCGGCTTCAACCCCGTCAGCCTCGCCGTGACCGACCCCTTCCGCAAGGCGAACTTCGAGTGGTCGAACTTCGTCCAGCCGATCGTCGTCTCCGAGGTCGAGACCCTGCGGTCCAAGGGTGACCTGGCCGTGGTCTCCATCCTCGAAGAGAAGATGAAGAACGTGATGATCTCGCTCCGCACGGCGATGTCGGACCGGATCTTCAGCGGCCAGACCGCGATCCTGCCCGACCTGCAGACCCTGAACGGCATGGGTACCTCCACCCTCGCGGTCGACACGACCGGCTGGATGCAGGCCGCGGCCTTCGGCTCGCAGGCCACCAACACGGTCGGCGGTCTGAGCAAGGGCACCTTCGCCTCGGACAACTGGCAGAACCAGGTGTTCAACAGCTCAGGCGCCTTCGACCTCAGCCACCTCGACACGCTGATGATCCGGGCGAGCCTCTTCCATCCGAACGGCAAGCGGCCCGACATCATCTTCATGTCGCCCAACTGCTTCTCGGCCTTCCAGGCACTCTTGACCGACGCCTACCGCTATCAGGATGTGTCCGGACGCGACGGCCTGGTCGACAGCGAGATGGTGGCCATGTGGCGCGGCGCGAAGATCTACGTCGACAACCGCCTCGGCTTCACCAACGCCGCGGGTGCCGTCGTGTCCGCCTACGCGATCTCGTCCGACATGAACCAGTTCTACTTCGACCAGGGCGGCGAGTTCGACGTCTCTGAGTTGACCCCGATCCCCGGCACCGCGACCCTGACCAGCCGCGTTCTGGTGTCCTGCCAGCTCGTGACCGGCCACCTCGCTTCCAGCTGCGTCCTTCTCAACGCGGAGGCCTGATCAACATGGCGACTTCCACCCTCGTCCAGTTCCTTGAGGCCGGCGAGCCGGCCTCCACGATGAACCGCCGCCAGACCGAGACCTTCATCGCCGGTGCCGCGATCACCGCCGGTGACTGGGTTCAGGTCGACACCAGCCAGACCGGCGTCAACAAGGTGCTGTTCGCCATCCAGGCGTCCGCCGCCTTCGCCAACGGCAACCCGCTGGTCGTGGGCGTCGCCCTGACCGCCGCCGCTGCCGCGGGTGACACCGTTGAGGTCTGCATCGCCGGCTTCGTCGAGTCCGCCAACGTGGCGGCCGCGGTCAACGCCCCTGGCATCGCCCTGGTGGTGGACAACACCTCCGCCGGTCGTGCCGTGGCGCTCGCCGCCGCCGAC